CCCTACCAACACGACTAGAAGGCCCGCACAGGGCATTGGAGAACGATATGAGCAATCCAGATTGGGCAGAGGCACCGGAAGGCGCAACGCATTACGACTGCAATGCAGATGTTTTCTGCACGGTTGACGGTTGGTGGCATAAAAATCAATATGTGCCGGTTGAAAACAAGGACTGGGGAACCGACCGCTACACGCCGCGCCCTTCATGCCAAACCGACCGCACCCAACTAGTAACAGCCCTAAACCAGCTAAGGGGCGAGACTGATATGGGCGTGGTGGCTGATGTTATTCTGTCAATTGGCTTTACGCTTAAAAGTTAATGGTGGTACAGTAGTTCTAACACGGCCCTGATCCTGCGCAAGCTTGCTGAGGGGTTTTAATTAGGCAGCAGACGTGTTGCAAGTCCTCCCGGCCTCTTTGCTTGCATACGCCGGATGGGCGACCCAAGTTTTCAGCCGGCCACTGGCAACATAAGTGGATGCACTTTCCGGGTGTGCGTATCATTAACCGGACTTGGCTACCTTCGGGTAGTCTTTTTTTTGTGTGATGGTGTATGATTGGCGTATGGAAAACACAAAGATTGGCGCACCTACAAAATATACTCAAGACCTGCAAGACCAAGCGGATGAGTACATTTTTAAATATTCCGAGGTTGGGGACGTAATTCCTAGCCGCGTAGGCTTGTGCTGCTACCTTGGAGTTTCTAAGCGTGTAAGCTACGAATGGGAATTAATTTACCCTGACTTTCTGCACACGTTAGAGAACATCGACGCAATGCAAGAGCGCACAGCTGTGAATCGCGGGTTAGACAATACGTTTAACGCGGCCATTACCAAGCTGATACTGCACAACCACGGGTATAGTGATAAGCACGAAACAGACATCACCACCAACGGCCAGTCCATGCGCCCGCAAACCATTATCACAACCGACCCCGTTGAAGCGGCAAAGCAATACCAAGAAATCATGGGCGGCAATGAGTGAGTTTGACTTTAAGAGCCCAGATTACCTCGCGGTCTTCCACGAAAGAATTAGCCGGCTAAACCGCATACGACAAAACCCCGGCTGCATCCCCGCTTTGCGCACCTACTACCGCGACAATCCGGCAGACTTTATATCTGATTGGGGTGTAACGGTTGACCCTAGAAATGTTGAGCGCGGCTTGCCTGCGCTCATTCCGTTTATCCTGTTCCCACGCCAACGTGAGTGGATCCAGTGGACGATGGATAGATGGGCAGGGCAAGAGAACGGCCTAACAGAGAAGACCCGAGACATGGGGCTATCATGGCTGTCTGTTGGCCTAGCGTCTACGCTGTGCCTATTTCACGAAGGCATGATGATTGGGTTCGGCAGCCGCAAAGAAGAATACGTTGACCGGATCGGAAGCCCGAAGTCTTTATTCTGGAAGGCCCGCAAGTTTATCGAAAACGTGCCGCCTGAGTTTAGGCCGGAGTGGGACCCAAGAAAGCACGCCCCACACATGCGCATTAACTTTCCCTTCACAGATGCCAGCATAAGCGGTGAGGCCGGTGACGGAATAGGCCGGGGTGATAGGTCATCGCTTTATTTTGTGGACGAGGCGGCATTCCTAGAGCGCCCTGAACTTGTCGAGGCGTCATTATCACAGACCACCAACTGCCGTATTGACGTAAGCACCCCGCACGGCATGGCAAACCCGTTTGCAGAGAAGCGCCATTCAGGTCGAATAAAAGTGTTCACGTTCCATTGGCGCGACGACCCGCGAAAAGATGAAGCATGGTATGCAAAGCAGTGCAACGAGCTGGACGCTATAACTGTAGCGCAAGAGATTGACATCAACTACCAGGCATCGGTCGAGGGTATACTGATACCGTCTGAGTGGGCCCAAGCGTCTATTGGCGCACATCGGAAGCTAAGCATTGAGCCAAGCGGCAAGCGGTCTGGTTCACTGGACGTTGCAGACAGAGGTAAAGATAAAAACGCCTTTGTGTCATCTCATGGAATATTGATAGAGTCGGTGCAAGTATGGAGTGGAAAGGGATCTGATATTTATGAGACCGTTGAAAAAGCATTCACGATATGCGACTCCGGCGGGCTAGAGTCATTTCGCTATGACGGAGACGGTCTAGGCGCGGGCGTCCGTGGTGACGCCAGGGTAATAAATGAAAAGCGAAGAGCAGATCGCCAGGCACAGAAAAAGGTAAACCAGTTTAGAGGATCTGGCGCTATACACAACCCAGACAAAGAAATGATCAAAGGGCGCAAGAATAAGGATATGTTCCTAAATTTAAAAGCACAGGGATGGTGGTCGCTTCGCATGAGGTTCCAGAATACTTACAGGGCGGTTATTGAGGGCATGGAATACGACCCTGACGAACTAATAAGCATCTCTGAGCAGATACCACCAGCCGAACGCCAGATGCTATTGAACGAACTAAGCCAACCTACCTACGGATTCAGTGACGTTGGTAAGATGAAGATAAACAAGGCACCGAGCGGCTCTAAATCGCCAAACGTGGGTGATGCTGTTATGATTCAGTTTGCGCCGGGTGTCGATACCAAGACAGACTATTCAAAATTAATGTGAGCAACCACATGGCCAGCTTCCCAAAAAGATTTTCAGACGGCATTACCAGCCTCACAAACAAGCTGGCCAACCGGCGCAACGTGCACAACAACAACCGCATGACCAGCACGCGGGTGGACTTTGAAGAGCTGCGTGCGATCTACAAGACCGGCGTAGGCAGCAAGATCATCCGTATCAAGTCTGGTATCGCTTTGAACGATACGCTTCAATTCGAGAGCATCAACGATAAAGAATATTACGAAGTCCGGCTCCAGCAGCACGTAAAGAACGCCTGTAAGTTTATGCTGTCATTCGGGCGCGGGCTGATCGTTATCCAAGAGCCAGGCGCGGATTTGAGCCAGCCATTACCCACGATAAACGACTGGTCGCGGGTCAATTACCAAGTGTTCAGCGGCGATATGGTGTACGTCCAAAGCATCGAGTACAACCTGGCCAGCCCAAACTATTACAAGCCGCAAGCCTACAGCGTGCGCGGGTTTACGATTCACCCAAGCCGCGTTGTTGATATGACTTACGTTCAGCCGGTTGAGTTTGACGCGCCCGAATACTTCTTCGGCGGCATATCTGAGTTTGAGCTAATCCGCAACGAGCTGGTGTCAGATCAGATTGTTCAGCGTGCTGTGCCTGCCATTCTTGAAAAGTCATCGACGCTGTTCTACAAAGTGGACGGGTTCAAGGAGCTACTGGCAGACCGCAAGTCTACTGAGCTAGTGGAGTATTTTTCACAACTGGAAAACCTACGCTCGATCTATGGCGCGGGCATCGTGGACAAAGAAGACGAGATCGAAACCCACACCCAGGCACTAAGCAACTTGGCAGAGTCGGACATGATTACCTTGCGCCGGTTGGCTATGGTGACGGGTCTGTCATTGTCTACTCTAGTAGGTGAGCCGCCCAAAGGCCTTAACGGCAGCGGTGAGGGCGACAGGCAAGTAGACATGCAGACGATTAAGGGGCTGCAATCCGAATATCTGCTAGATAAGATCAACCGCCTGATGACTATGCACGGGCGCGGTCGCGTGTGGTTCAAGGAGAACCAGGGGCAGTCTGATAAAGACCGAATTGCGCAGGAGACTGAAGTGGTCAAGAACGCCTTGATCTTGTGGCAGATGGGTATGGACTACGAGAAGTATTTGGAAGACAACGGCGTGATTGAGAACGATCCATGGGATACCGTTTTCGGCGCGCCAGATGAGCCGGAACCGCTGCCTGACCCTGAGCAGTCAAACATGAGCCTTGAGAAGATTCTGGGTGGTAGCGGTGAAGCGTGAAGTAAGCGCCCCCAAGGGCGCAACCATAAAAGCGCCCGAGCCGCCCAAGTCTGAGATCAAGCAGTTTGGTAACGCTATCGAATACATGGTAGACCAGATGGCACAGCGCTGGCGGACTCAGATATTCAGCGAATTGAATCAAGACACGATCAAGAAGTTCGCGGACTCGGTTGCACTGCAAGACGCCAAGCAGGCAGGCAACTTTGCCAAAGTATTCTTGACCATGGCCGCGCGGGTGCAACGCAAATTGCTAAAGCAGTTTGACGGCAAGCGCCTTGACAAGATGACTGATAAGTACACCGGCCGAGTCAACAAACGCAACCAGTCAGAATTTTATCGGCGCGTTGAAAAGAGCGTCGGCATTAGCCGTGAAGAGCTTGAAGCTACCGAAGGGCTTACTTTTCAGATCAACGCATACAAGGCTGAAACCCAGCAGTGGGTCAAGAAGATGCGCGACGATACGCTGCAGAAGTGGACAAGCAACACGTTACGGCAGATGGCAGAGGGAAAGGGTCTGCCGGAGATTATGGAACAGTTTGATGGCATGGTAGAGCAGAGGCGTGGTCACGCAAAAATGATTGCTAGGACTCAGATCAGCACATTTAACAGTTTGACGAGTAAAGCAAGAGCACAGAACTTGGGCATAAATCGTGCCAAGTGGGTTACGTCTTCAGACGAGCGCGTGAGGACGTGTCACAAAGCGCGGAACGGTAAAGAGTTCGATTTAGCCGTTGGTCTGTATTCATCTTGTGACGGCAAGACTTTGTTGCCTGGTACGGATTATATGTGTAGATGTGACTATGAAATGGTCATACCCGAAATGGAGCAATAACATGGGCCGATTTACAAAATACCTATTAAACCTTGTTCCACGTACCGGGCGCGTTATCTTAGAAGACGGTACGTTTAAAAACGAGGCCGACTTTCTCGCACTTAAAGAGATCGAGCAGCTATCTTCTCAGTCGCTCCTCGGAAACGCCTTTGCGGCAAGTTGGAAAGGCACTATTGCATCTGGCGGAGGGTCTAAAGATCTGGTACTAGAAGTGCCGCCAGGTATCAACTTCTTTCTACATATCCGTCAGCAAACGACACTTGGCGGGCAAATAACTCTTGAGCTTAGGGTTAACCCAGACACCGGGTACACTGCACAGCAAACCATAAAAGGGTGGAATTTGGACGAGACGCTAGGCGGCGTTCAATCCCAGTCCAGCATTATAGCCACGACAGCTGCGACAACCGGAAGCGTGTTCAGGCGTGAGGAGCTTCTGGCTCCCGGAGGAACGGGCAGCAACAAAAGCACAACAGCAACTACCACCGCTGACGCAGTGGCAAATTACGATCAAGACAATAGCCTCGTACTAAGAATCACTAACGATGACAACGCCAGCGCCGTGGTTGTGATTTCGTTCGCATGGGTAGAGTTGCCAAAGCCCTAAGTTTGACACCGCACCCGCATAACATTACCATTGCATAAACCAGTTGAAAGGCTAAGAAATGCCCGAAACAATCCATAAACAGTTCGCTGACTTGGCTGTCTATTCAGAGACGGCTAGGACGGCTGTGTCTGTGCGCGATGGCGTGCTTGAATACTTGGGCGCAGAGCTGGGCCTTGAGCCGCTGGAAAAGGTGTTTACTGTCTATCGCTCGCCAGCCACTATTGCCAACGCTGCTTACACCATGGCGGGCATCCCGCTAACAGATGAGCATGTCAGCATGGAAGGCCCGGCGCTGGAGTCAGGCAGCCGTGTAGAGTCCTCTGTCGTCATTGACCAGCTAGACGAGTCAACGCACTCACGCCTTGCCGTGCAGAATAAGCTCGCTGTAAACGACGCGCTGCAACTGCTACTGAAAGACAAGCGACAACTGTCCCTTGGCTATGAAGCCGACCTGGTTCCCCATAGCCGTTGGGATTTTGAGCAGATCAACATCGTACCCCATCATCTTGCAGCTGTACCCGTTGGCCGTTGCGGCCCTTTGTGCAGCTTCATCGACCGCAAACCCGATACACCCGTAAAGCCCCAGGAGGGCGACACCATGAAGCCGAAGAAGTTAATCAAGGCGTTTAACGACGCTGAAGGTTCGGTGAGCCTGGAACAGATCGTAGAAATTGCGACTGGTCTACCCGAGGCTATCCGTAAAGTTCCAGTTGACCAGCTAGTCAAGCTCATGCCAGCCATGCAGGAGATCATGTCTTACGCTAAAGAGCAGGGCGCTATGCCTGCCGAAGAAGACGCCGACATGATGGACG